CATAAACTTGCAAACCACGGATGATGTTACCGAAAGTAGTCTCTGAACGGATAGTCTCCATATTTGTCATCTGAGATGCAAAAGTGAAGCCCATCTTATGACCAGCAATACAGCTGAACTCAGCACCTGTTTTATACAGGTTGTGAGATACATAAACTGTGAATCGGTCAATCATACCAAGTCTACCGTTTCTCAAAGGTGAAGTGCTGTCACCAGTGATAGAAGCATCTTTCAAGTCTGATTGCTTGATAAGACCCGCCATCTTAGCTGGAATGATAAGGAAACGATCCTGTTCAGGACAGTTAGCCTCATCCAACACAGTACCTGCGTCGACGATAGAATCGATAACATTCGACTTAGTTAGAGACAATGGAGTACCTGCAACACCTAGATTTAGGTTGCCAGAGATACGACCAGCTGAAGCACCTTTGTTAGCTGAGCTAACGTCGGGCAACAAATCAGTCAACACACGCTGATCGATTTTGATCTTCATACGCTCGGAAGCGTCTTTAGACCACTGATCCATCAGTGCAATGTCAGACTGAACTTGGTCAACGTCATCTTCAACACAAGCAAAGTATTCGCCTTTGTCGATAACAAGTTGAAGTTTCGCTTTGTCAGGGTTTTCAACTGCAAGAGTTTGTCCCTTAACATACGTTTTGATGGTGATTTCTGGTGTAGTACGGATATTAACCGTATCTCCCATCTGACGGATTTCACCTTCATAATCCGTGTTCGAGATTGCTGCGAGCACTGTAGCGTCGTAGAAATTCTCGATCAGCTTCCCACTCCAGATTTCTGGAATGAAATTGCCGCTATAATCGGGGCGACCCCCTGATACTGCAAAAGCCATAATGACCTCCTTTTAATTAAGCAGTTACGATGCGACCTTCCCGCTGTGCAGCGAAAATGTCACGTTCAATTCGACCTCTTTCATCTTCCCTGCCTTTAAACTTTCCTTTACGAACATCTTCGAAAAATTTCGAAATATCCGCTGGGGAGTAGTTCTGACTTGCTTGAGTTGTAGGTTTACCAGAACGTCCACGTCCCGGTGCAACTTGTTTCTCAAGCTGAGAGTTTGAAGTTGGTCGGTTCTCACGAGCAGTTTCGGGTACTCCAAATTCCTTTTGCCAAGCCGCAAAGAAACTCGCTACACGTTTAACATCTAGATTAGCTTGCGCATCTTCTAGATACGTTTGACGACTAATACCAGTTAGAGGGTCGACTGCTAACAACCAAGACTGAAAGTCTGCATTGTTATTAATGTCTTGCCAATTTGGTACCGCATTGGAAAGTCCAGACCAAAACGCTTGTTCGCTAGATGCTTTCTGCTGTGCTTGTACTTGATGTACTTGAGGCACAACACCTTGTATCTGCGCGATCATTTTTTCCAACTGTGCAATACGCCCATTTGCTGCATTGACTTCTTCCCTAGCTGCTCGACGCATAACGTCAATCGAATCCCCATATTCCTTCACATCAGCATCCGTGATTAACGGATCGTTTGATAATTCAGGCTGAGCAGGGACTTGATTCTGCATAGTGCTAAGTAATTGTTCCAGTTGGGCTACTCGGTTTTGCATTTCACGGTTGTGCGCGTTTAAACGCGGAACATCTGCGTTATACATACCTTGTAACGTTTTGTACTTTTGTTCCCAAGTTTCTTTTGGTTTAGTGTCTGTTTGATTTTGCTCAGAAACCTCAGACTCAGGTGCCTTTTCATTAACACTGTTGGAAGGCTGTTCTACAGGTTTCTCATCAGGTACTACAGATGCCTCGGCATTTTGTGCCTGTACGTTTTCTGTTTCGCCGTTGAGTTCCTTGTACAATGCTTGTACTTCCTCAGACTGTTTTTGAACTTGCTTTGGTATTCCCATAATCGCTCCTATCGGTGTGCGTAATTAAAAGCAGGCTGTCATTTTGACTTTGCCGCCATTTCAGGGGACTCTACTATGAGCTTAATTAGCTCTAACAAAACCTGACACCGCCCCTGTGCAAGTGCCACATTCTGTGTAGCGTTTGGTAGCCGCGATAACTCATCTGATCCCCATTCCTGAATAAACTGTGCGAACTCAGGATATTGGTTAACAATTTGAGCTACTGCTTTGACAACTTCAGGATCAGGTCTTTTCATCTAACCCTCCCTGCGCCACCGTTGCCAACTGTGTTTGCTTCCATTCCACCCTTGGGAGAACCATCAGGCTGTGCAGCTTGAGCTTCTGCCTGCTGTTGAGCAGCCATGATCTCAGCCTTAACTTTATCCTGATAACCTTCTTTTTCCCTAGATGGAACAATATCATCCACAGGCATTTGCAACCCTTTGGCAATTTCACGAAGAATCGCGGAACGACCTTTCTTACCAACGATCTCCATATCGATTTCGTTGGCGGTTGCGTTAAGAAACTCAATTCGACGCATGTTGACAGTTTCCTTGACAGCAAGGTTAACTGCACCTTTCGGCATGATATCAACATCGCCTTTAATACTTTCGTCTTCATCATATCGCATGTTATACACAAATTGACGGTGAACAATAGGTTTAATAATATCACTATCGATGTGCATAACTACTTGACGTATCCCCTTACCGGCTGACCCCATCAACATAGATAACCCTGATGCAGTACGTCCTGCTCCCTGAACATTCAGGTCACCATAAACATAAGAGGGAATGCCTGAATGGTCATCAGCCAATTTGCTAAACTTGTCGTATACAGCCATTAATGTATTTGCATTATCGTCTGGCTGAGTAAACCGAACTGCAGGAGAACTAGAACCAAACGGATCATTAGTTACCTGCCAAATCTTCCAAGGATGTAGCTGAGTAATATCTTCATTAGGTGGGATACGCTCAAGATTAACTTCTACTTGAGGGCCTGATGAAATACCCATGTTGTTAATTAGTGCACGAGCAGATGCGTTACATACGTTCTGCAAGTCTTGAATGATTTCTGGAATACCTTTACCCCAGAATGAACCCGGCCCTTTAATGAATGATGTTTTAGCGTAAGGCTTTTCACCTAGCGGATCATAATTAAGTACAGCTTTAATGACGTAGTTACCTACGATCCATAGGGTAGCAACGTATTCACGAGCTAGGACTTTGATTTCTTCTTCATCCATACCCCTTTCAACAAGCTTCTTACCGCTGACTTTACCCCAGAACTCTAGAGCGTCATAAATGTCGGTAGGTCTTGACTCAGTATGGAACTTACGTTCTTCTTCATCTTTAAGTAATTCGACATCTTCGTTAACCCAAGATTGTCCATTACCAATTTCTAAAACTTTTCGAATAGCATCTTCGTCATATCCGGGTACGCCGATCATATCCGCCAACTCTGAACGAGTTAGTGGATGATGTTCGAATAAATAACCGTCCTTGATATTTGTAACACCCGGCTCAGGATAAATCTTAAATGGGTCTACTCGTTCAAACTCAGGTGCAATTACTTCAGTTGCCTCGACAGTAGTTCTACCATCAGGGTCTTTCGTGTAACCTAACTTACGCTGTCTACGAACGACAGGCCCCTTAAGAAAAGCACATGGGTATGTAACTAGATCAGTAATAAATTCGTTAAATGAATCTCCCCATCCACCTTGTGCGAACTGGTCAGAAATTTTGACTTTCATTTTTTTCGCACGGTTGTCTGCATCTTGCAGTAACTTAAACCTGTAATCTTGCGCGAGCATTTCTTTCATCTCTGCAATATCACTAGGTGTAGGTGCTTGGCCTTTATCCTGTACCATCTTAATAACTTCAGCTGCAAAAATATTTTGTAGTTCTGCAGTCTGGTCAGGTGACAAATCAGGAATAGGGGTTGGTTGCAA